CAGGTGGATGATAATCTGACCGTGGATCATACGATATCATGCACAACTTTGAGTGTGAGTGGTACAGCAACAGCGAACAAGTTCAAGGGAAGTTACGACAACGGTACCGGAACCATAGCGGTATGGTCGGGCGGGGAACTGAAAGGGCAGTCCAGTTCTTCCAGACGTTACAAAAAAGACATGGGGCTTGTAAATGTATCTCAGGCGCGGGAAGTGCTGAATGTCCCTGTAGTTAATTTCCAGTATAAGCCAGGATACCTTGCAGATGGGGACGAAAAGGAAGGCGTTACAATACCAGGATTTTTTGCAGAGGATGTGGAGCGGTGCATACCGGAAGCTGTGTACCACAACAAGGATGGCAAAGTCGAGAACTGGATGGAACGCATCATGCTGCCATTGATGTTGCGCGTCATCCAAGACCAGCAGCACAGGATCGAGGAACTGGAAAGGAAAAGGTGATCAGAATATGCAGAGAGCCAGAGCAGAGCCTTGAAGGGTTCTTTTTTATTTATCAAAAATATAAAACGAAAGGACTGATAAAAATGGATGCATTTCTGTCATACATTTCCGCCCACTGGATCGAGTGGGTATTTGCTGCCTGCCTAGGGGCGCTGACATGGGCATGGCGGACGGTTTCGGCAAGACTGAAAGAAGAACATGAAAAGAATGAAGCGATCGCGGAGGGGATACAGAGCCTTCTTCGCGAAAGTATTGTCAGTAATTACAATAAGTACTCCGGTAAGGGATACTGTCCGATCTATGCGAAAGAGTCAATCAAAAAAGTGTATGAAGCCTATCACAATCTGGGCGGAAATGACGTAGCCACACAGTTGTATAAAAATATTCTGGCAATGCCGGAAGAGAAAGAGGGTGAATCTTGATGACTACAATAGATGCCGAAACAATGGAGATCCACCACACTCAAGGGACGCTTTATCACACTCAGGGGCTGTCTTCGGGCGGTCCCTTTTTCAATAGAAAGGAAGTGTAAACATGATTTTCAACAATAAAGTCTATGACGCTTTGAAGTGGATCGCACTTATTCTGCTTCCGGCTCTTGCGGTATTGTACGGAAAACTGGCTCCGGTATGGCAGTGGCCTTATCCGGATCAGATCGTGGATACGATTATCGCAATTGACCTTTTCTTAGGTACACTGCTTGGTATTTCCAACATCCAATACAAAAACAAGGAAGGTGATTCAGAATGAAGAAGCAGAAAGAAACTCCACTGGTTGACATCTCCGAAGTAGCAGTCGAGACCACACCTGAAACACTGGCAGAGCTGTCGGATGGAAAGGGGGATGACGAAGATAATGAGTAACAGTAAACTGATTTCATGTTCCATTCCATCACCGTTCAATTCCGGACAGCGCACTCACAGCATCGACCGCATCACACCGCATTGTGTGGTCGGCCAGGCTAGTGCAAGGTCGGTTGGTTTATGGTTTCAAAGTCCGAGTGCACGTTGTTCCAGCAACTACGGAATCGGCAAGGACGGAGAGATTGGTCTGTATGTGGATGAAAGCAAGCGGTCATGGTGTAGTTCTTCCAGTGCAAACGACAACAGAGCCATCACCATCGAATGCGCATCCGACACCACTGAGCCGTATACCATGCATGATTGCGTCTTTGAATCGCTTGTCAAGCTGTGTGCGGACATCTGCCAGCGGAACGGCAAGAACCGGTTGATTTGGATTCCAGATAAGGACAAGGCACTCAGCTACAGTCCGAAGTCCAACGAAATGCTTATCACTGTCCACAGATGGTTCTCTGCAATGCGGACCTGTCCTGGAACATGGCTTTATTCCAGACTGGACAAGCTGGCGGACAGAGTCAATGTCATTCTGGGGACAGCTGCCACTGCAACGACTCCGACAGCACCAAAGAAGGAAGAAACGAAGCCTTCCACTGGATACCTGGTCCGTGTCAGCATCCCGGATCTGTACATCCGCAACGGTCCTGGCACGATGTATGCAACGAAGGGTTTCATTGCTCCGGGAGTTTATACCATTGTCGAGGAACGCAAGAACGGTACGACCACATGGGGACGGTTAAAGTCCGGCGCCGGGTGGATCTGTCTTGCTTATGCGACAAAAGTTTGATATAATATACAAGAGTTCAGAATCTTTCATAAAAAGGCCCTGTCGCAACTGCTATGTGATGGGGCCTTTTTTAATGCATGAAAAAGGACACTCCCGTTACGAGTGCCCTTCGTTTTCTATTCTCATTTCTACAGCTTTTCGTATATATTCGGTTAGGCTTTCGCCTTCTGACTCCGCAGCAGCCTTCCAGTTATCTTTGATCCCTTTTGGCAATGTGATGTAAACCCTCTCACAATGCTCCTTTACGTATTTCTGCGTTGCCTTATTCTGGGCTTGCGTGTATTCCCTCTTTGCCATCTTGACATCCTCCAATCTTCCTGCTATTATTCGATTAGACAGGGGACGGTCAGCAGGAATGTTGAGGTATCCGTCCCCGGTCGATATGCTTATTTAGTTGTTTTTGATTATCGTGAGGTTCTTGAGGTTTTCAAGAGCCTCTTCTTTTGTTTCTGATTTTTCGATGATAAGAATTACCATCTCGATTATAGTTTTAAATTCAAGTGTTGTCATTTCCTCTTTCTCCATTTCTGGGCTCCTTTCCTGCTGTTCCCTTGTTACAAGTATATAATATCATAAAACACTATGAACGTCAATATACAAAGTACACAAATATTGACGCACATAGATACAAAATCTTGTTTATTATTACATATTGACGTTAATAGACAAATGTGATAAGATTATATCATCAAGAGAGAGGTAAACAACTTGATAACCGCCCGGTTGCCGGGGCGTAGAGTTCGGCAACAGCGACCTGATCCGGCTGAACAGATCAGGGGCACCGCCAACGCTGAACAATAAACAATCTCAAAATTCACATACAGGAGGTACGCACCATGAAACAGTACAAAGGACTTTACATCGACAATGTAGTATTCAACAGCGAAGCAGAGGTTGACGAACATCTCAAGGCCCTCGCAATCGAGTCTTACAAGACTGCAGTCAAGGCCTTCTGTGAGCACACTGACATGGAGCACAGCCTTTATGCCGATCAGAAAGCCGAATATCTCAATACTCAGTTTAGCATGGACTGGGATGAGATCGAAGCGATCGAGATCGAGGCGATGGCAGCATAACAACCACAGCCCGCCTCGGAGGTTACGAGGGCAGAAAGGTGAGAATATGAATACTATGAAAGCAGAAGAAATCAGAGTCGGCACACAGCTGGCAGAAGCGGACGGATACTTTTTCGATGTGGTGGAGATCGTGAAGGAAACGCCAAAGACCATCACGGTCAGGCTTTGCAGTGACTTTTCGATGATCCGGAAGCACTGGAAAGAAAACGGCGGAGTTCTGAAGACGTTCAGAAAGTCGACAGTGATCTACGGGAACGCATAAAATCAGGGAGTCGGAATAACCGGCTCCCATACTTTTTTTGAGGGGCAAAAAAGGGGCAAATAATTGTGATTCGTGGTTATCGGTGTGAGGTTGAACATCGGAAAGATGCTGATTTAATCACCAGTGTTTTACAGTGTACAATAAAATCAATCACGTTATCTGCTTTGAATCAATCCCGGAGATGCTTGATTTTCAGGCGTTTCCGGGTTTTTCATTTCAAAAAAGGGGCAGAAAAGGGGCAAACTATAAAATTTTGATGTTCCGAATCTGTTCGTTGTCTTTTTCTTTCTGCTTCTCAGTGACATGCAGATAGATCTCTTTTGTCACCTTGCTGTCATCGTGGCCCACTCTTCGACTGATCGCATCCAATGACACGCCAGCTTCCGCCAGAAGACTGACGTGGGTGTGACGGAGGGCATGTGGTGTCAATGCTCTGCCGATGACTTTCATCGTGTTTTCCTGCAGATACTTCTTGTAACTGTAATACTGGAACGGTTCTCCATCTTTGCCCGGAATAAACAAGTCCGATCTGTATCCGGTTTCAAAACTTTCCTTCCGTATGTATGCCCGGATCTCTTTGATCACTTCCGCAAGTTCGACCTGCACGAACACTTCTCGGTTTCCAGCTTCTGTTTTGGGACTGGAAGTCAGATACCGACCGTGTGGATTGTATGTCTTGTTGACAGTGATAGAAGCTCCCACGTCTGAATCTTTCAGGGCCATAGCTTCGCCGATCCGGAGACCAGACAGCGCAAGAAACTCGGTCAACAGTTCCCACTTGCGTATTGACATGGCTTTCAGCACACTTGCTAGTTCATCAGATGACATGTATTTGTCTTCAATCCGGAGTTTCTTGCCCGGATCAGGATAGGCAGGCAGGCGGGCCAGGAACGATATGTCATCGATATACTCCATGCGGTAAGCCCATTTCAGCATTCTTTTGAGGTGACTGAGATAGGTGTTTAGTCCAACATTGTCTTTTCCTGTTGCCCGGAGTGTTTCGTCAATGTACCGTGCAGTCAGTTTACTTGCAATGATGTCTTTCCCGATTACAGAGACTGCTTTATTGACCATGATCTTGTCCCGGCTGGAAGTGCTTTTCCGGACAGCTGATTTTTGGTGTTCGATGAATTTATCCGCCAGTTCCTGCAGCGTATATTCGCTGTCCGGTTTTGTCATTGTAAGCTTTTCAATCTTTGCCCTCAGGACGCTCTCGGCGGCCTTTCTGGCGGCTTTTGTATCTTTCTCGATAGTTGTTGTGGCTTTCTTCGTTTTGCCTGTTAATGGGTCGATATAGCGTTCACAGGCCTTATACTTTCCGTTGGGGGTCGGTTCGATCCACATGAAATACCTCCTTGCTTATAAGCTCCGGAGGTGATACAATCTCATTGCATGAGGTGATTGCCCTCCGGGTGATTACTGCGACCGTCCATCCTGTTGCAGCAGGGTGGGCGGTTTTTGTGTTTTCAGATAGAAAAAGAAAACCTGTCTTTCTTAATAACAAATTTCCCCTGACTAATCACATCCATTCCAATGATCGCTTTGATTGGTCTCAAGCTGCTCAGATCAAGATCTCCAGCACTGACATGACTTAATTCTATTCCTCCTGGAAGAACAATGGTCACATCATAGTCGTTTGATTTTCTCTGTATTCCGTCCACACCAGACACAACAGAGTTTGAATCTGGATCCCGAATAAAACTTTTCGCTTCCGATACATCCATGTATGTATGATTGCTTCCGGTGTCCCATCTGACACAGTCAATATGAATTATCTTATCATTCTGTTTGATAAATGCCATTGATGACGGACATTCATCATAGGTCTGTGAAAAACTTCCATGCTTTGTAATCTTCACTCTTTCATCCTCTTTTTCTCCGTCAATGATGCCGACGACTTTACCACCGAAACATACATCCAGGTCTGTGTTGATTATCGGCCCAACAAGTCCAATCTTTCCACTCATCCTCTTAGCCCTCCTGTGTTATTTGATGTAGATATTATAGCATAGGTGGGCGGTTTTTGTGTTCGGTTATATCAACTCAAAGGAAAAGTTTCCGGTCCTTCCGTCATATCCAAAGATTCCTTTTGTAATAACATCCATTCCGATCAATACATCGCACAGATCCGGCTTCATGTTTGCAACATCAATCAGATCCATGTGAAAAGACATAGCTCCGACGAATTCAAGTCGTGCGTTTTCGTAATAGTCAACATCTGACAAAGAACCGTCTGCCAGACGAATCATTCCGGAGTTATATGGTTTTCTTTGTATGACTCGTTCCGGATCCGGCAGGAATAAAATGCTTTCTGTTGCCCCTGTGTCCCAGAAGAACAGAGCGTGATCGTTGGCATAGTCTCCAATCTTTATCTTTCCGACCGAAAACAGTCCGTTCCTTCGTCCTGCCTGTTCAAAGCGTCCGCCCTGAATGACGGAAACTTCTGCAGGACCTCTACAAGATTCAATAATTCCACAAGTTCCGATGTATCTTGTCATAACCGTTCCCTCCTATGCTTTTTGTTTTATTATAGCATAGGTGGACGGGGAACGGGAGTAGGGAGTTATTCCACGAACAGAGCGTTATTCAAAATCAGATATTCACCATCATGCACTGTGATGTATGTGGCATTGGAAAAGTAATCAGAATCAATCTTGTCATCACGGTTTCCGAGATTGGATGTTGACCAGATCTGACAGGATCCTCCAGACGTGGAAGTATTGACCAGTCTGTACTCCCCCGCGGGAATGTGTGTTCCAACCTTGAACATTCCAGAGCCTTTATTGGTAACCAGTTCTGTCACATCTGCAAATGGTACTGCAATCGAATTGCTTATTTCGATATAATTGCCTTCAGTCAACGTATAGATCATACAGTAATCATAGTATTCCGAATCAACTTTATCTGATCCATTGCTGTCTGTAGTCTCTTTGAATGATCCAGAATATTTTCCAGTTGCAAAGAAAACATATTCACCGGCAGGAATCTCTTCGCCGATTTTATATTGTCCGTCGGAGTATTTAGTTTCATAATTCGTCAGCGGCGTTACCGTATCTGTTTTACTTGCGATGAGACCGTCACGTTCTGACACAAGCTGATTGATTTCCGTGTCGATCTGGATGACTCTATCAAAAGTATCATCCGCAAACACGGGAGCTGCAAACATGGTTCCGATTATGATGCTGATAATTATTTTTTTCATATATTTTTCCTCCTAAACAAAGTTCATAAATACTTCTGTGAAAACAGACCACTCATCTTGTAGCAGTAGGCTGGGCAGCTTTTTCTTTTACTCAATCTTTCAAACTCGGAAGAATCCAAAGATCTTCGACGTAGTTACCTAGTTTATTATCAACAATCTTTTCATTTTATTCCTCCTATCTAAAATCCTCAAACGGATCCTTATCAAGCAACCAGTTCAGTCTAATCTCATTTTCCCATACTTTTTTCTTATACTTTTCATAAGTCGCTTCGTCCTGCGCTTCCATCATCCGGAGCCTGGCACGCTTGATCTTGCCTTCCAATGACCGGATCTTTTCCGCCTTCGTCATGTGATTCAGCCGGATCGCACGCTTGCGCTTTCGTGCGAAGTTCTCCGCCAGACGTTCTTCTCTTGTCTTCTTTTGCGGTGTCGGAGCTGCGACCGTTTCCGCAATCTGGTGGGCCACAGCTTCGATCTGCTGGATGTCTTCCTTGCTGAAGTCATTATTGTCGATATGACGCATGGCATGTTCCAGTGCTTCTTGTTGTCGTGCGTAAGCGATCCTGGCATTGATGAACACGGTATAGCTACCATCATCATTCTTGACAACCACTTCTTCCGCCGTACTGTCTTTCAAATCAACAACTTCCACAAAGATATCTTCTGAATCATGTTCAAGCCGGGTCATCGCCGTTATATCCTTCCTTTCGTTTCAGTGCCAGAAGAACATCTGCAGCAGTCTTCAGGTCTTCCGGCTTTGCATCACGAGCGGCAGAAAACAGGATGCGCATTTCTTTGTTCTCAAAAAGTTCCTGCGCCATTTGAGCGGTTTCCTCGTTGAGATAGTAAGTGTTCGCTTTTGGAACGTCCATATTCTCTGATTCTCCGCTGATCCATAGAGGATTCACATTTGTCGCTTCAGCTATTGATTTAAGAATTGCGATTTTAACACGGTCAAAGTCTCCACTCTCATATCTCGAAATGGTTGACGGAGATACGTTAATTCTTTCGGCAAGTTCCTTTTTGTTGATTCCGGCCTGTTCCCTTGCGATGCGTATTCTTTTTCCAATCAATACGCTTGCTTCCTTCGTCATCGTGAACGCCTCCATTTCCTTAATTTATGTGTGAATATTATATCACGCCATTTTGCGGAGCGCAACAACTAAATAATGTAACAGCTATGTTTTTTTGCGTCAAGCTATTGACATTTACATAATGCAATGTTATTATAAACTTGTTCCGATTGCGTAGCGCAAATATCAAGGAGGTGATGTACGGATGATAAACGAAAGAAAAATCAAAGCACGAATGGTGGAGCTTGGGCTGACACAGAAAGACATTGCTGATAAAAGCTGTTGGGACTGCGCTCTTCCAACCGTTAGTCAGAAATTAAACGGAGTAAGACCGATCTTTCTGGAAGAGGCGAATTCGCTTGCAAAGCTGCTGCATTTGTCTGAGGCGGAGTATTATGACTTTTTTTATGCCGAAACGATTGCGTAGCGCAAATACAAAGGAGACAACGCCATGAGAAAGATAACTGTTGATATATGGAGACACATCCCGGCAGGAACAACGATCCCGAACGGATACAGCAACGGATACTGTACAGCACCATCCGAGCCGGGTTTGTATACGCTGTATGAAGTGGCAGACGATATGAACCGGCATGTCGGATGGGAATGGGAGAAGGAAAGATGACAACAAAAGTAATGTATCTATGTGATGGACTGGTCGATGGATGCACTAACTGCTGGAAAACAGGCGGAGGGTGTCACCACACGAGCGACATAAACCACGCCGTCAATTTCAAGAGGCGGCATCCAAAGTCTGAAGTGTGGTGGGAAGGCGAATTACCGCCACGAGTAGACCGCACGGATAAGGCGTGTGCGGAACTCGTGACGGATTTGGATTCGATTCTGGATGATTTACCGTAACTTCAGCAATCTAGAGGATGGTTCGTAATCGACTATCGTACCAGTTCCGTCTCTGTCAGTTAAAACAAGTCCCTGCTTCTCCAACATTTCAAGGGTATGGAGCAAGGATTCAGACATCGGATGAACAGATTCAAACCCAGCTCGATCCAGATAACCTGATTCATCAGTAAACCGAATCAAATCACGCGCTACTTGATTCATAAAAATTCTCCCTCCTTTCCGGATTACTCGGCTGCTGCAACAGCCTGTAATCACATTATAGGGGGATTCACGAAAGGGGACAAGTATGGAAAAGAACAGAGCACCGACTGCAAGAACTTATTTCACAATCAATGAATTGGCCAAGATGTACCACAGGAGTCCGACAACAGTGAACAGCTATCTGGCAGAGATCCAGAGCGACAGTCGGTATAAGGACAACATGATTCTGATCGAGGATTCCAGACCGAAACTGGTCAATGTGAATATCTTTGAAGATTACCTGTTCAACCGCACATTCCTGAGAGACCGGAATCTTCGTAAGCATCTGGATCCGTTCGATCCGGTGAAAATAGCACGACAACGGGGGGAGCTGCGTGGAGATATCGTGGAAGTGATCAAGCCGGACAAGGCAGAGATTATGGAAGCGGTAAAGGCAATATTAAGAGAGGGGTTAGGGGCATGAAGTATTTGTTTTATGTAGGTTCAATCGGAACAGTTCTTTCCGGAATGTTTCTTGACAGCAAGGCATGGTGGCTGTTCCTGTTGCTGGCGGCTGTGTTCGCATTAGCTGCAGTGATCGGTTATCGGAATATGAACATTCAGGATCTGATTGATGACATTGAACCGTTGTCAGTGAAAGAAGGGAAACAGCGGAACCGTGAAAAGACTTTCCGCAATTGGATTCAAGGAACACAAATGCCCTGACGCTTTGGGAGAGCAATCAGGGCAAAAGTATAAAAGATGTCTATAGGTGCATTGTAGCACCGGAAAAGGAGAAAATCAATGGCAGCAAAGAAAGAAACCGCAACATTAGTAGAAATCAAACCTCGCAACGTGAAACTTATTCCGATCAAGATCGTTGGCGACACTCCGTTGATTGTCCACGCATGGAGCGTCAAGGCAAAGACAATGATGCTGGAAGCACAGATGAAGACCACGAAGACCAAAGCAAAAGACATTAGGAATCCTTTTGATGAATTTATCCAGTCCATGTACTGGCTGACAGAAGTACCGGAATCCACTCCGGAAGCGTTTGAGAAGGCGATCAAGAACGGAGCAAGATTCGGATTTCCGCTTACTGGAATCAAACAGGGTGCAAACAGTGCTGCATATCGTCAGGGATGGGTCAAGAACCAGATGGAGCTGAGAGGTTCGTATTTCCTGAAACCGGCACACGATATAAGCGGATTTGGTGACATGGCTGAGATCATCACTTCGGAGGCTCCGGTTATGCGTGAGGACATGGTCCGGATCGGGAACGGTTCTGCTGACTTGCGGTATCGTGGAGAGTTCCGTAACTGGTCAATGGAATTCATTATGGAATATAACGCTTCCGGCAATATGACCATCGAGCAGATTCTGAACTGCATTGATGCAGGTGGTTTCGTTTGCGGTATCGGTGAATGGAGGCCGGAAAAGGATGGAGATTACGGTCGTTACCATCTGGAAGTCGTGAACAAATAAGGCAGGTGCGGCTTGCCATGTCAGGGTCGGGTCTGTTGCGTTATGGTCAGGTGATGTAAGGCTAGGTGAGGCGAGGTCTGGCAGGAGAGGCGTGGCTCGGTGCTGTGCGGTTGAGTTTGTTGAGGCGGGGTATGGTATGTCGAGGCAGGCAAGGTCCGTTACGGTAAGTTGTGTTATGGCACTGTGGGGTTATGTGCGGTGTGGCAGGTATGGCCCGGTGAGGCATGGCGAGGTGCGGCATGGCAAGGCAAGGTATGGATTGGTAAGTTCAGGTATGTCATGGACTGGCAGGAATGGTAAGGCTTGTTAAGGAATGTTCGGTCTAGGTGAGGCAAGGTGCGGTGTGGCAGGCGTGGTAAGTTGAGGCGAGTCGGGGTAGTGTATGGCGAGTCTTGGAACGGTAAGGTACGGCAGGTACGGCATGTTGAGGATGGGTTAGTTGTGGTATGGCTTGTCACGGCAAATTCTGGCAGGTATGGCACTCATACCAAAATATCAATAGAAAGGAGAAACACATGGTTTACGAATGGAAGACACCTTTGTACAAAGTTTCAGCGCAGACAGCTGGCGAACACATCGAAGAGCTTGACAGAATTCACGGAGAAGTGACTCCACAAATCCTTCTTGATGATTCACGTCCGGCAGATGCGGTTCTGCATTCATGCTACGAATGGGATGATACCAAGGCGGCAGAAAGATACCGTCTGCATCAGAGCAAGATGATCATCGGTAATCTGGTCTGTGTGTCAATCAATGACACGGACAAGCTGCAGGAACCAGTAAGAGCATTTATCACTGTCAACGCTCGGAATGAAAAAGCCAGTTACAGACCGACAATCATCGCACTGTCTGAAGACGAAGCAAGAGCGAAAGTTTTGGACAATGCGACAAAGGAACTGGAGTCATTCAAGCGAAAGTACGAAGCACTTTTGGATGTCGCAGAACTTCTCAAGGACTTTGCACAGAAAATAGCAAGTTAACGAAAAAGCCCTAACTCAAGCGGCAACTTGAATCAGGGCAGGGGTGAAAAGTGTTTTGGACAAATTCTTTTCACCTCTCATTATAAGAAGGGAGAATCTATATGTCAATGATTACAATTCCAAAGGACGAATTCGTCCGTCTGATCCGGTCCGACATGGCCGTCGAGATCCTGAGTATCTATGTTTCAACTGAAGAATATCCACACAAAAGTTTTATTGAGAAAGTTTGCAATCATGCTCTTGTGAATCTGCCGTTCAGCACACCGGACAATCCGGAAACTGAAGGAGGGTGGCACGAATGATGTGGACTAAAACAAGCAAGACCGTGTCATCTGAAGGAACCACGATCACATACGAGCTTTCCGGGACTCCGTACACAGTCGAGAGCCGGAAGAGGCATATTCCACACGCTGGCGTAAGGTCGGGAACATGGGACCACACAAGTTATTTCGTCCTGAAGGACGGGGAAGAGGTCATTGAGAAGTATTCACTGGCAGATGCGAAAGCGTTCGCTGAGAAGGAGGTGTTCCGGAATGTATAGGACGGATGACCCGGTCCGGGATCAGCTTCGGTATGAGGATGAGTTGGAGGAACGTGCCTGCCTGCATTGTGCGCTGTGTGGATCTGCTTTGTACGAAGGGGATCCATACTACGAAGTGGATGATCAGGAGCTGTGCGAGGACTGCATGAAGGATGTGTATCGGAGGTATGTATGACAAACAAAGAGCGCCTGCAGGCACTGCATGACAGGGTTGACGCGATCCTTGAGGCCGTACCGGACAATCCAATCTATGAACAGAATGAGAGCCGGTCGGTGCTGAATTATTTGCAGTGCATCAGGATTCTGGAAGAAACAATAGAAAGGAGGGCGAAATTTGGCTGACGTAATCGGTGTAATGGGAGAATCTGGATCCGGCAAAACAACAGCAATGCGAAATCTTCCGGCGGACGAAACTTTTTATTTTGACTGCGATAAAAAGGGCATGAACTGGCGCGGCTGGCGAAAGCAATACAACACGGAAAAGAAAAATTACATCTGTTCTGATAGTTTTTCTACGGTAAGCAGCTTTCTGGAACGGATCAACAAAGAGGATCAGTTCAAGCACATAAAGTATGTCGTAATTGATACATTGAACGGATTGATGGTTGCGGAAGAGATGCGAATCCTTGCTATGCAGTCAGGCGATAAAAGATCCGCCTGGTCTGATCTCGCTCAGAACGGATGGGCGATAATCAACAAGGCTTTGACACTTAGAGAAGGAATCACAGTGATCATTCTTTGTCATTCGGAAACCATTTCCGATGATAACGGTATCATCCGGACCCGTATCAAGACCAACGGAAGGAAACTGGAGAAGCTTGTGCTTGAAAGCAAGATGACCACAGTTGTGTGGGCAGTCAGGCAGGATGGGAAATATAAGTTTATCCTGTCCGCAGACGGAAGCACATGCAAGGTTCCGCTAGGGGCTTTTGATGTGGATGAATGCGAGAATGACATCATGATTGTGATTAAAGCATTGGAGGAATATTGAGCATGGAGAAAAACCAAATATAAAGGCAGGTGATATGTAAGTATGGGCATTACCGAAGAAATAAATGAGTTATTTCGAAACGCTCCCAGGATCGGCACAAGCTCTTTCTACCAGGCCTACCAAGAAGTTAGAGAAGCAATAGATGATGAAGCATATCCAGTTCTGGTTGTAGCAGCAGCCATCCATGAGTTTTCCAATTTGATTAACGATCATCTTATTGAGTTTTATAAATATCAAATAGAAAAGGAGAATAAATAAATGTCATTACCAACCTACGACAAATCCAAAAGAAGACAGAGCTTCGAACAGTTACCAAAAGACGCATACGTTGTAAAGATCATCGGCGTCCGGCAGGAGAAGAACAAGAACAGAAACGGTGAACACCTGACCTTTGCTTTTGATATTGCAGAAGGTGAATACAAGGATTTCTGGAACAACCGTTTCCAGCAGATGAAGGCAAGCAACGATGATGCAAAATGGCCCAACGATGCGATCTATTACCTGACCATTCCTGAGAATGGGATGGAGGAATACATTTTTACCAGCTGGAACACGTTCTTTGCCGATCTGGAAGACTCCAACAATGGTTTTGTGTTTGACGGTGACATCAGCAAGCTGAAGGGTAAGATCCTCGGCGGGAAGTTCCACATTGAACAGACGGAATACAACGGGAATGTATACGACCATACAAGGCTCAAGTTTACATGTGTTGCGGAAGATGTAAGACAGGGTAAGGCCGGGAAGCTTCCGAAGGATAAACTTCTGAACACAAATCCGAACAATGTGCCCAGTGCGGATGCTGACGGCTTTATGAATATCCCTGACGGCATTGACGAAGAAGTGCCGTTCTGATAATGGATCCGCTGGAAGTCGAGACAGCACTCCAGTCATTCACGATCATAGTTGATACAAGAGAACAGATGACTCCAAAGGCAGTTGAAAGACTTAAGACCTTTGGAGTGGAGTCAGAACGGCACACCTTACTATACGGTGACTACTGCGGAAACATCATTCTTCCAGACGGCACACCTTTGCATGATGGTTCCGATACAGTGAAGGCCCGGTGCGTTATCGAAAGAAAAATGAACCTGGATGAGCTTGCGATGTGTTTCACTCGTGGACGAGACCGCTTCAGGAGGGAATTTGAAAGAGCTGCTTCCAATAATGCAAAGGTTTATCTTCTTGTCGAAAACGCGAACTGGGAAGGAATTGAGAATCACCGGTACAGAAGCAAGTACCATCCGGCAGCGTTCAAGGCATCATTGACTGCATGGATGGTCAGATACGATCTGACTCCGGTTTTCTGTAAGAGCGGAACATCTGGAATGCTGATCAAAGAAATATTGTACAGAGACATGAAGGAGAGGTTGGAGCGAGGTGAGTACGGATAAGGGATATATCAAATTGTATAGAGACATCCGTGATCACTGGATATGGGACGAAAAGCCTTATGACAAAGGCAGGGCATGGATTGATCTTTTGATGATGGTAAATCACGAAGACAAAAAGATTAAGATTGATAACACTATTGTCCCTGTAAAACGTGGCATGACGATCACCAGTCTCCGGAAATTAGCCGACAGATGGGGGTGGAGTATAGGCAAAGTCAGCCGTTTTCTTGACCTTCTTGAGCAGGAATTGATGCTCCGGCAAGAGCGGAACACCAAACGAACCGCCCTGAGCATAGTAAATTACGGGGATTATCAGGATTTACGAAATACCAAACGGAACAGTCACGGAACACTCGCGGAACAGTCACGGAACACTGACGGAAACAAACAATACACTAAGAAGAATGAAGAAGACACTAAAGAAGAAAACCCCCTAAATCCCCCTGCAGACACAGAGGAAGGATGGGAGCCGGAAGACTATGACTATGATGGCAACGGGTGGAGCTGATGGGAATTTACAATTTCAAAAGACAAGACGCGGAAGACTTTGCGCGACACATCGGAGCCAGGACAAATGAGCGCGGTGATGAACTTCAGTTTTCGGAATGCCCTTACTGTCATGGAAGGAGAAAAGCCAGAGGGCAGGACAAGAACACTTTTTCCATCAACCTGAAGACCGGACAGTTTAAGTGCTTACGTGACGGATGCGGCGCAAAGGGGAACATGATCACGCTGGCAAAAGACTTCGGTTTTTCTCTGGGGAATGATGTTGATGAATACTATCAACACAAGAAGAAGTTCAGGGATATGCGGAAGTATAGCAAGCCGATCACAAGGACAGCGGCTGTCACATATCTGGAAAGCAGAGGGATATCCGCCGGGATCACAAAAGCCCTGAATATCACAACAAAGAAGGATGATGAAAGCGTCATCGTGTTTCCATTCCATGATGAAAAGGATGAACTGCAGTTTGTAAAGTATCGGAACACGGATCCGAAGCGGATCGAGAACTACGGAAAGGAATACTGCGAGAGCAACTGCAAACCAATCCTGTTCGGCATGAACCTTTGCAAGAATACGGAAAAGCCGCTGATATTGACGGAAGGACAAATTGACAGCCTGTCTGTACTGGAAGCAGGAATAGAAAACGCAGTTTCTGTACCAAACGGATCAAAAGGTTTTACATGGATCCCGTACTGCTGGGACTTCCTGGCAAAGTTCAAAACACTGATCGTGTTCGGGGATCATGAAAAAGACCATATAACGCTTCTGGATGAAATGAAGACCAGGTTTCACGGAACGGTGAAGCACGTTCGCCCGGAAGACTATCTGGATTGCAAGGACGCAAACGATCTCCTTCGGAAGCATGGAAAGCAGGCCATCATCAATGCAGTACAAAATGCGGTCATTGTGGAAAACCCGAAGATCATCAGGCTGGTGGACGTGAAGAGAAAAAGGATAGATCAAATGGTCAGTATATCATCAGGGTTTTCGGAGCTTGACAGAAAACTGGGCGGTGGATTCTTTCTTGGACAGCTTGCCATCCTTACCGGAAAGCGTGGACAGGGAAAATCGACAGTCGGTTCTCAGTTCGGCATCCAGGCAATATCGGAAGGGCATACGGTTATGTTTTACTCCGGAGAGCTGAATGACTGGATGTTTAAAGAATGGTTTGAACGGCAGGCCGCAGGAAAAAGGTTCATCAATGTTCTTCACGGCGGAAAGGCTGACTCCTATTCCATCAACGGCGAATACACGCACTTGCTGGAATCATGGTATGCGAACAGGGCCTACTTCTACGACAATTCGATATTCCGCGACGATACAGAAAGCGGAACAGAAGAAGAGTCACTGCTGAAGACTCTGGAAAACGCGGTCACACAATATGGCTGCGATGTCCTTTTCATCGACAACCTGATGACAGCGATCGAGGACGACATGAGCGCGGACCTGTACCGGCAGCAGACTCAATTCGTCAAACAGCTTGCGATCATGGCGAAGAAATTCGAGATTCTGATCTTCCTGATTGTTCATCCAAAGAAAACCAATGAAGGCGGAGACAACTGTGACACAGTCATGGGATCATCAAACATCACGAACCTGGCTGATGTGGTTCTGGACTACGCAGAGCCAAAGAAGGAACAGCACGGAGACAGAGTGCTGCATATCTGGAAAAACCGTTTGAATGGTAAGCTGGACAGAGAAGGGATGCCGTTATGGTACGAAGAAGTATCAAAGCGCATCAGCCCGAATCAGGGACTTTTCGATTGGACATACGGATGGGAGAAAGGCGAGGCATTCGAAACAGTGCCGGAAGACGAAGAGCTTCCGTTCGGAGATCCGGAGGAATAACAATGGCAGCAGTAACAAATAAAGACATACCAGAAGAATATAAGTTCTTCAGTGAATACTTTATCTTCCGGAAAAAATTTTACACACCGGAGATATCACAGGACTACTGGACGGACATGATCAATGCCGCCAATGAACTGATGGAAAAGTACAGCAATGATTACTTGAACGGCCTGGTCCTTACCTGCATCGATGATCTGGAACATCGTTACGCACGAATGGAAGGCCGGGAGCATGAACATAGCATTGTTGAGAATGTTTACAACGGAATCATGCAGAAAAGGAAGGAGGCAAAACATTGACCATCAAAATCAAATACCACACAGACATTGACAAACTGGAAAAGCACGGAGACTGGATAGATCTCAGGGCCGGAGAGGATGTTTTCATTCCAAAGGGTGAATGCCGGATCTTTTCTCTGGGCGTGAGCATGGAACTTCCGGAAGGGTATGAGGCGATCATTGCACCAAGATCCAGCACGTTCAACAACTACGGAATCATTCTGGTCAACAGCATCGGAGTTATTGATCATAAGTATTGCGGAACCAATGACGTGTGGAGATACCTGGCTTATTGCGTCAAAGGGAATTCCATTCATGACGGACGGACCGGATCTTATATCCGCAAGAATGACCGCATCTGCCAGTTCAGAATTCTGAAGAATCAACCAGAGGTTGAATTCGTGGAAGTGGACGAACTGGATGCAGATGATCGTGGTGGAATCGGAAGCACCGGCGTATGAGCGTATACGACAGCATTGACGAAGAGCAATACAAGAAACTGAAAGCGCAGGGCCTGAAAGGGGCGGACATTGCCAGAGAGATGGGCATCCCGGAAGGCCGGCTGAACAACTGGCTCTACATGAAGAAACGAAAGAAGCCGGAACGGAGATGCAAAGAGTGCATTTATCGTTCACCGGATATGCTGAGACAGGGCAATTGCAGTTACAGTGATCTGACAGGACGCATGAGAAGAAGCCCTGCAGACAATTGCGACAAGTTCATAAAAGGTCCACGAAAGGAGAAAAAGCAATGGGAACTGTTTGGGTAGGTGTCGGATGTTTTCTGCTCTCTGGAGGCGGACACGATGACGAAGAATAAACCGAAATGGAAGACGTGCAAGCATGTTCTTGGTGTCGGAAATATAGCTGTCTATGTGACACCGGGCTGCAGGAATCTGCATATGATGCACGGAACACTTGTCAGCACCAAGAGAGCATGCGAGAGATGTTACTTGTGGGAGGCAAAGGATGAAGGAAACGAAACTAGGTGATTTCCTGAGAACACTGGAACCACGAAGACCGGTTAAGATTGGATGCGCTGACGGAAGCAGCTTCCTGTTTGCCGGAAGAGCTGAAGACTTTCTGGAGAGTCCGGAAGGGATGCTCATATACGGAAATCAGGGAGGCAGACACGGCGCACCACGCTCACGGCATCCGTACAAGAATGTTCCGTATCTGGACAGATATGTGCAAAGTGCTTTTGCAACGCTTCAGGCATGGGACAGTGGAACGGTTGTCATTATGATTGACGGAAACGAAAACGGAAGTCTGGACAGCGTGAACGATGTCACACGGCTGAATGTGGATGCAATCCCGGATGACAATGTCTATAGCATTCTGGGTGCTGTGGTCCGTCCGATGTGCAAGGCACTGGTGGATGCGTTTTATGAGCATGAAAAGAATCTGGATGATGACGGAAGCATAATCAGCTGGTCGAAAGAACAGAAGACCAGAAAAGCCATAACGATGCACACCAGAAGACTGATGGAATACGGATGGGACTTAGCCGGTGATGGATTTGTCGGACAAGTCAAGGACTGCCAGCGTCAGGCAATACGGAAACTAAGGAAGGAACGTTATGGGAAGAACTACTGAAACAAGGGTCATCTGTGAACGGAAGGGGAAGTGCTTTGCAAGAGGGGACTTCAATCATGTCTGCAAGATTCTGATTGCAGATCCGGAACCGGATGTGAGGTGTCCGTTCATGAAGCCAGATATGGAGATCACGGACGGAAAAGAATATTCATACCGTGATGTCAAGGAACTGGTCACCAGACCGCCGAAAGTGAAGCTGAAGAAGATGAACATGGATGAACTGAAGGCGGAATATGACAGGACTGTTAGAGCGTTGAGAAGGAAGAAGTAAAACAATAAATCACAGAAAGGAGCATGAAGCCGCTGGCCAGCGTAAATGATGCATCATGGCTTCTTTCGGAAAAAATGAAATATGACGATTTCTTGAAGAACAAAAGATTCGTTCTGGAAAGCAGTGGATTCGACATAGACCGGTCGGAACTGAATCCGATGCTATACAACTTCCAGAAAGATATAGTCAGATGGGCCTTGAAGAAAGGCAAGGCATGTATATTTGCCGACTGTGGTCTTGGTAAGACTCCGATGCAGTTGTCGTGGGCATATCAAGTACATAGACACACAGGCGGAAGTGTCCTGATTCTTGCCCCGCTTGCGGTATCTGAACAAACAAAACGAGAAGCGGAAAAGTTCGGGTATGTTGCAAAGGTAGTTTCAAATCAGGATGAATGCATTGACGGAATCAATATAACGAACTATGAGAAACTGGATCACTTCGTTGCAAAGGACTTTGTCGGAATAGTCCTCGATGAAAGCAGCATATTGAAATCTTATTCTGGAAAAGTAAGAACGGACATAATCAATAATTTCCATGATATCCCATACAAACTGGCATGCACAGCGACTCCTGCCCCGAATGACTATATGGAGATTGGAAACCATGCAGAGTTCTGCGGTGTCATGACAAGGTCGGAAATGCTTTCGATGTTCTTCGTGCATGATGGTGGCGAAACAAGCAAATGGAGATTGAAGGGCCATGCAACAGATGTTTTCTGGCAGTGGCTGGCAACATTCTCTGTATTTGTCGATAATCCACGAAATATAGGATACGACATTGAAGGTTATGACTTGCCGGAATTGCGGATCCATGAAATATGTGTGGATGCGGATGAACCAGTGAAAGAAACACTCACATTGACAGAAAGACGTGATGCCAGACGTGACAGCCTGGAACTCAGATGCCAGAAAGCAGCCGAACTGGTCAATTCATCAGATGAACAGTGGTTGGTGTGGTGCGATCTGAATGCGGAAGGAAAAAGACTGGAAGAATTGATTGATGGAAGCAAGAACGTGGAAGGAAGCGACACCAATCAATATAAGGCAAGCACAATGTATGACTTCTCAAATGAAACTCTGAAATGTCTTGTGAGCAAACCAAAGATAGCCGGATTTGGCATGAACTGGCAGAACTGTCATAACATGATATTCACAGGGCTGTCAGACAGCTATGAAGCATATTATCAGGCAGTGAGAAGATGCTGGAGATTCGGACAGGAAAAGCCGGTTGATGTGTACATAGTTATTTCCGCAAGAGAAGGTTGCGTAAGAGATAACATCGAAAGAAAGCAGAAAGACTTCATACGAATGCAGACGGAAATGACGGAACTCACAAAAGAAATAACGAAGAAGGAACTGAGAAGTACATGCCGGATCAGTACACCGTATGAACCGAATGTCAAAATGATTTTGCCAGATTGGGAGGAATTTGCATCATGAACGTTCTGAGTCAGATGATTGATGAAAAATATGCTATCTATAACGGAGATAGTTGTGAGGTAACAAAAAACATACCGGATAATAGCATCCATTACACACTGTTTTCTCCGCCGTTTGCGTCACTGTATACATACAGTAACAGCGACAGAGACATGGGAAACAGCAAGGGAGATGATGAATTTTATCATCACTTTGAATATCTTGCGAAAGAGTTATACAGAATCACGATGCCGGGACGGTTGCTCAGTTTCCACTGCATGGACTTGCCGATGATGAAAGAGCGTGATGGAGTCATCGGATTGAAAGACTTTCCTGCTATTGTCCGTCAAGTGTTTCAGGACTGCGGATTCATCTATCATAGCAGAGTGACCATCTGGAAGAATCCGGTCACGGAGATGCAGAGAACAAAGGCACTCGGTCTGTTGCATAAACAGATCCGGAAAGACTCGACAATGTGCCGGCAGGGAATACCGGATTATATCATCACAATGAGAAAGCCGGGAGAGAATCCGGAAAGAGTATCTCATACTCACGAAACCTTCCCGGTGGATGTGTGGCAGAACTACGCAAGCCCGGTATGGATGGACATCAAACAGTCAGACACGTTGCAGAAGAAATCAGCAAGGGCTGAAAAGGATGAAAGACATATATGCCCTCTGCAGCTTGATGTTATTCAGAGATGCATCGAATTATGGACGAATCCGAATGACATTGTATTCGATCCGTTTGCTGGCATTGGAAGTGTTCCGTATGTTGCCGTCAAACTGAATCGTAGGGGAATCGGAATCGAACTGAAACAGAGCTATTACGAACAGGCGAAGGCAAATCTTGAAATAGCTGCACATGGGGATACGATGGACAATATTGTTGGTCAAATGAGTATCTTTGATTTTATCTAAGGGAGAATGAGAAATGATAATACTAACAACTGAACAAGTCGAATCACTCTGCGACCGCTGCCGGTATCCGATGACAGTGTCCGGTGATGATTTGGATGCACTGTGTGATAAGTGTCCGCTGAAAGTTGCGGAACGGATTGAGAAGATTGAGAGGGAGTGTGAGGCGTAAGCTATCACACAGAATAAAAAAGAAAGGAGTAATGGAGCTCCGGCCGGGCAAATCATGATGGCTCCTTTCGAAAAAAATGGCAGAAGTATATTATAGCAGAGTTTACACAGACAGACCTGATTATGCTGATTTTGATTCACCGGCTAAATTTCAAGCAATACAGAGCATTGTTGGAAAGCACCTGAAAGAGCATCCGAATGCGATATGTTCATATAGCGGTGGGGCTGACAGTGACATTATGATTGATGTTATCGAAAGAGCAAGAAATGCGTTTAGTCTTCCGCCGGTCGATTATGTTTTCTTCAATACCGGATTGGAAATGAAAGCAACGAAAGACCATGTGAAGAGAACAGCTGAGAAGTATGACGTTGAGATTCGTGAAGTACGTCCAAAGGTAAATATCGTACAGGCAACAAGACAGCATGGCATTCCGTTTGTGTCAAAAATCATGTCTGGCGGTTTATCAGAATGGCAGAAAAAGGGAGTGCCGCTGTCGATTGCAGACGAATACAACGAGGCAGAGGACAAACATGCGAAACGTCTGGAGCTGAAGGAGCGGTATCCGAAGTGTGAGAGCCTTATTAATTTTCTTTGTTGTTGCAATAAAGACGGAGAACCAAGACCAAACATTCAGCTTGTAATTAATTCCAGTAAGTACATGCTTGACTTTATCATGGATTGTCCGCCTGATTTCAAAATCAGCGCAAAGTGTTGTGATTACTGTAAGAAACAAGTAGCTCACGAAGTCCAGAAACATTATGAAATGATAATCACCGGAGAGCGTAGGGATGAAGGCGGAATGCGATCAGTACCACGCAAGGACAACACGGCTCTATGCTTTACGGAAACAGCAAGCGGACAGTTCAGACTTCGCCCACTGTACTATGTGAGTGATAAAGATAAAGCATGGTACAAGGATTATTATGGAATACGGTATTCGGATGCTTATGAAGTATATGGTCTTACAAGAACAGGGTGTTGTGGATGCCCGATTTCATACAAGGCGATTGATGACCTTGAACTGATAAAACCATATGAGCCGAATGTTGTGAAGGCCGCATGGAATCTTTTCGGCAAGAGTTATCTATACAGGCAAAAATACAACGAATATAAAAGACTTCGTATGTATGCGGAAAAGTTAGAAAAATCAGACGAAACAATTCCAGGCCAGATGAGCATTGATGATTATTTGAAGGAGTGTGATTCATGATCGAAATCATAATGTCCGGCATGTGCGAGAACTGTACCATCGCAAAACTGCAGTTGCAGTATACAGTCGATAAAAAGCCGGACGGAATCCACAGGGAATACTGGTTAGGGTGCGAGTATGAACAGGTGTGCAAGAAGTGGAACAGGAAAGGAGCGGACGATGATTGAGTTGAAAAAGTGCCCTTTCTGTGGCAGTGAAGCGGAAATATTTGAGGATATCACTTTTGAATGTGAAACAGGAAAGCAGATTGGAAAAATCAAGGCTTTTGCATGGTGTACCAATTGCTCTGCTTTAGTAAGCGGGGCTAGCATAGCAGAAGCTACGGAAGCATGGAACAGGAGGGCGAAGGATGAGTGAGTATGTGAAGATTAAGCGCAGATTGTATGACGAGCTTATCGAGACTAAATCGAAGTACATTGTTCTCTGTCAGATGCTTGAGAGTCTGAAAAGCGTGTATGAAGAGAACAAGCCGGAAGAGGTGGAAAAATGAGCAATAACTTGTGCCCTTGCCCTAAATGCAAATCAGATAAAGCGCAAGCTGTATTTAATCGCAAACACATGAATAATATTATGATAAATATTTCATACACAGACTATGGTGTAAGATGTGATGATTGCGGATATGAAGTGAGTGGATGCATGACAGAATATCAAGCAATCAGGAAATGGAATCTGGAGTGTAAGAGGCGGAGGGCGAAACATGACCAAAACATTATGCAGAAATAGACGGTTTTGTTCGAGTTGGGGTGATTGGAGGGTAAAACATGACAAATGAAGAAGCAATCAAATATATAATTCGGCACTGCAATCCTGATTACCCTAAAGGAAAGACGGAGTGGGAAACAGCTATAAACATGGCAATCAAAGCACTGAAAGCACAACTGTCCAACACTTCGGAAATCCCGAACAGTTCCGACCTGATAAGCAGACAGGATGCGATCACTGCAATTATAGGATTACCAACATGGTATTATGATTCAGACAGACATTACGGCGATCCACAACCGCCAATGGAAGCGTTACTTGACCCTGAAGATGTTGTAAATGCTATCGAGAACCTGCCATCCGCACAGCCAGAACAAGACAGAGAGTTCATGAAGTTAACGGTCAGAAATTCAAATGGTAGACCATACTATTCTATAATTTATCTGGAGTTTGACGATAATGGTATCGGGAATGACTTTGAAGGATATTCCTCATATAGTCTAGATGTTATATCGGACTATTTGAAAAAGTATTTTATGCCATCCGCACAACCAGAGCAGCATTGGATTCCGTGCGGCGAGAGATTGCCCGAATATTGGAAGAGGGTTTTAGTTTGCTTTAAAGCCGGGCGCAAATGCCCACACGACCAAATTCAAGTAGGTTATTTTGGCACTCACGAAGTGGAAGATGAATGGTTCGAAAAAATTGGCAACGTTACGGTTTTGTATACTGATAAATACTATTATCCTCTTGACAATGTAACAGCATGGATGCCACTACCAGAACCGTATAGTGGAGGGGAATTGTAATGGATGATTCGATAAACAGACAGGCGGCGATTGATGCGATGACAAACACGTTATGGCACTATCCCAACGAGTGTTATCGGAATCTCAATGAATATGAGTTTGCAAAAGGCTTGGCAGAATTGGGATTAAAAAGTGT